AAAGAACAATGCCTAGCATTAGGAACTCAGTTTAAAACTGATTTGAAACCAAAGATAAAAGATTATAAGATATATCGCATCTATAAAAATGGTGAGGTTGAATTTCTATATCCTAAAGATGGTGTGGTATCTGAGAGAGTGAATGAGGGTAGAGAGAAAGCAAATCATAACCCTAGAAGGATAGGACAGAACCCTAATCCAGTTGAATTGAAGTGGTCAAGCAAACAAACTTTTGATTGATATACATAAAATGTAACACTTATTTACAATGAAGTCTTTTGGTTTATTAATTTTAAGAATATGCATAGGTGCTATGCTAATTCATCATGGATATGAAAAGTTAGAGAACATTCCTAATTTTGCTAATGCATTTGTGAAACCTTTGGGATTACCATTCCCAGAGTTCTTTTCTTATGTTGCAGCATACTCAGAAATAGTTGGGAGTTGGTTGCTAATTACTGGATTGTTCACTAGAATAGGAGCACTCTTTATTGTAGGCACTATCACATTTGCCATATATCATGCTATAATGACATCAGGATTCAATATCTACCTATTGGAATTACTGGTTCTTTATTTTGGTGGTGCATTCTGTGTCCTATTGTTGGGTGGTGGAGGTTTTGCTATAGACAGATTTATTAAATTTAAACAAGCACACGTACCATTTCTCTAAAATGCTTAAACAAGTATTCAGTTATCTAAAAGAAATAAAAGATTCAGCAAAATATCTGATTGATGGATTGTCAGTGACTCTCTCACATATGGGAAGAAGACCTGTCACAGTTCAGTATCCTTATGAAAAACTAATACCCTCAGAGAGATATAGAGGGAGGATACACTATGAGTTTGATAAGTGTATTGCTTGTGAAGTATGTGTAAGAGTTTGTCCTATTAATTTACCTGTAGTTGATTGGGTAATGAATAAACAAACTAAGAAGAAGGAACTTAGAAATTATTCAATTGACTTTGGTGCTTGCATTTTCTGTGGGAATTGTGTAGAATACTGTCCAACTAACTGTCTATCCATGACAGAAGAGTATGAACTATCTGTTTTTGATAGACATCAACTCAACTATGATAATGTAGCTCTTGGTAGATTACCTACCAATGTCACAAGTGATCCTTCAGTGAGATCACTAAGAGAACTAACATACCTACCTAAAGGTGAAATGGATCCTCATACAGTTGCTCCATCTGANCCTAGAGTAGGAAAATTACCAACAGAAGTTTTAGATTGGATGAAACAATGAGAGAACAAATTATCAAAGCACTCATAGCACATGCACAAGGTGACATTGAGAAACACAAAGCAAACATAGAAGTATATCTTACTAACCCTGCTGGTGTTGGTGAACATACTGATATTTTAGAATCAATTGAAAAAGAATTAGATTCTATTGCTAAGTACATGGATCAGATAGAAGTGATACAAAAGTACCTTACTAAGAAATAGGTTTGATTTCAACTGATTTATTATTGAGAATTTACATGAAGGCAAAGCAAAAACCTAAACCACTGTATCCCCCCATCAGAAAGTGCCACAACCCAGACTTATTTGGTTGACAAAAAGTGTAAAGTTGTGTTAAGATAAATAACACAGGTGATGTCTTTATACATCAATAATACTGACTCCCCTTCAACCAAGACCTATAGGGAGTATAAATTACGTCTTCATATCCAGTAGTGAGGGATTACTGGAAATAAGTTTCACTCTACCCTAGAGTCCTACTTAAAATCGTCCTACTAATGACAACTCTTTCAAATACACGCAGACAAGGTATCCTACAGGGATGGCCTCAGTTCTGTGAGTGGGTAACATCAACAAACAACAGAATCTATGTTGGTTGGTTTGGTGTACTCATGATTCCATGCTTGCTCGCAGCAGCAGCATGCTTCGTTGTTGCATTTATTGCAGCACCACCTGTAGACATTGATGGCATCAGAGAGCCAGTTGCAGGTTCACTTCTCTATGGTAACAACATCATTTCTGGTGCTGTTGTACCTTCATCAAATGCTATTGGTCTACACTTCTACCCAATCTGGGAAGCAGCAACAGTAGATGAGTGGCTTTACAATGGTGGTCCTTACCAGTTGGTAATCTTCCACTTCCTTATTGGTATCTCAGCATACATGGGAAGACAGTGGGAATTATCATACAGACTAGGTATGAGACCTTGGATCTGTGTTGCTTATTCAGCACCAGTATCTGCAGCATTTGCAGTATTCCTTGTATACCCATTTGGTCAGGGTTCATTCTCTGATGGTATGCCTTTAGGTATCTCAGGTACATTCAACTTCATGTTTGTATTCCAAGCAGAACATAATATCCTTATGCACCCATTCCATATGGCAGGTGTAGCAGGTATGTTTGGTGGAGCATTATTCTCTGCAATGCATGGTTCACTTGTAACATCTTCTCTAATCAGAGAAACAACTGGTTTAGAGTCACAGAACTATGGTTACAAGTTTGGACAAGAAGAAGAAACATACAACATAGTAGCTGCTCATGGTTACTTTGGTAGACTTATCTTCCAGTATGCTTCATTCAACAACTCAAGAAGTTTACACTTCTTCTTAGCAGTATTCCCTGTAACCTGTGTATGGTTAACATCAATGGGTATTTGCACAATGGCATTCAACTTAAATGGTTTCAACTTTAACCAGTCTGTAGTTGATGCACAAGGTAAAATTGTTCCAACATGGGGCGATGTTCTTAACAGAGCAAACCTTGGTATGGAAGTAATGCATGAAAGAAATGCACACAACTTCCCACTAGACCTAGCATGTGCTGAGTCTACAACAGTTGCTTTAACAGCACCTGCAATTGGTTAATTTCTTAACCAGATAAAAACACAGGGGGTCTTCATGACCCCTTTTTCATAGGAGAATTATGGTAGCATCTACCTTAAGACAACAACCAACATTAGGTTGGTTTGATGTGCTTGATGACTGGTTAAAACGTGATAGATTTGTATTCATAGGTTGGTCTGGTCTTATATTATTACCATGTGCTTTCCTATCAATTGGTGGTTGGTTCACAGGAACTACATTTGTTACTAGTTGGTATACACATGGAATTGCATCTTCATATCTTGAAGGAGCAAACTTTTTGACAGCAGCAGTATCCACACCTGGTGATGCTATGGGTCATAGTTTATTATTCTTATGGGGTCCAGAGGCACAAGGTTCATTTGTTCGTTGGTTACAAATTGGTGGACTTTGGAACTTTGTAGCACTTCATGGTGTATTTGGTCTCATAGGATTCATGTTACGTCAGTTTGAAATTGCAGGATTGGTGGGTATCAGACCTTACAATGCTCTTGCTTTCTCTGCTGTCATAGCAGTTTTCACAAGTGTATTCTTAATCTATCCACTTGGTCAGCACAGTTGGTTCTTTGCACCTTCATTTGGAGTTGCAGCAATCTTTAGATATATTCTATTCATTCAAGGTTTCCACAATATTACACTCAACCCTTTCCATATGATGGGAGTTGCAGGTATTCTAGGTGGAGCATTACTATGTGCCATTCATGGTGCTACAGTTCAGAACACCTTGTATGAGGACTCAAGCATCTATACAGATGGTCAAGTTCAAAGTACAACCTTTAGAGCATTTGACCCAACACAGGATGAGGAAACTTATTCTATGATCACTGCAAACAGATTCTGGTCACAGATATTTGGTATTGCATTCTCTAACAAAAGATTTCTACACTTCTTGATGTTGTTTGTTCCTGTAATGGGAATGTGGACATCATCAATAGGTATTGTAGGTCTTGCACTTAACTTAAGAGCATATGACTTTGTATCTCAAGAGATAAGAGCAGCAGAAGACCCAGAGTTTGAAACCTTCTATACTAAGAACATTCTTCTTAATGAAGGTATGAGAGCATGGATGTCTTCAGTAGACCAACCTCATGAGAACTTTGTGTTCCCAGAGGAAGTTCTACCTAGAGGAAATGCATTGTAATTTCATTCATTATATGTTATGGTTAAGAGACCTCTTAGGGGGTCTCTTTTTTTTATTCCTATATAAAAATAAAACTTATGGATGAGCCAACTGATCTGTATCAAGACATGGCAACATTAAATTCCTTATATGAGGAGTTAATGTGGGATCANNNTGATCCTTTAGAATTTGTAGCTGATTATGAAAATGACAGAATTATCATTCGCAAAAAAAGGAAAGTATGAATTTTGCAGTTTACTCTAAGGATGGATGTCCTTATTGCACACAAATCATTAAAGTGCTAGACTTAGCTCAATTCAAATTTGTTGAGTACAAACTTGACAGAGACTTTAATAAGAAAAGTTTTTATGAGGAATTTGGAAAAGGGACAACTTTTCCCCAAGTAGTTTTAAATGGAGAGAAATTAGGTGGTTGCACAGAGACAGTCAAATACCTCAAGGAGAATAAAATCCTATGAAGCAGATGACATCTATGACCTTGTAGAAAGGGCAGTAGACTATGCTTTTGAGGGAAAGTATCTTTTGAACTTTTATGCCCTCCTACAGGGCAAGAAAGCACTGAAGAGAGAGGTTGATGAATTTATTAGTAGTTCAACTGCTGATGAACTACGCCAGTCCATAGAGGAGATGACTGGATACATTAAGGGTGGAGACAAAACCTTAAGGGAAGCCTATGGTCATATTCCTAAACCACAGGCAAGAAAGATTAGAACCTATCTTTCTAGAATTTTAGATGATGCACTACAGTACAGTTATGAAAAAAGACCAGGAAGGAAGAAAAAATCCACTAAATAAAAACAAAAGTAATGATCCCCCTAAAATGAACAGGGGAGTTGAATTACTACTTAGAAATAAAAGGAGGAAGCTACCAACACCCAAAACCTTCCAAGTGAAATGGGGAAACATGATAGGTTTCTTAAACAGAGAGATACATTTCTACTTTGAGTTTCATTTGGACTTGAAAAAAACTAAATCTACCAAAGGAGAAAATTAATGGAAACCCTGATAGTAACTCTAACTATATCAACTGTAGTATCACTTCTATCCCTCCTTGTGGGTGGAGTTATTGGGTGGATGGCAAGAACATATACTCTTGAAAAAGTACAGTTTTCTCAATATCCTTCTCATCCAGAGATGTATGATGAAAATGGTAATCTAATACCAGATGAAATAGTTGCTTTTAGATTTGAAAATACTCCAGAAGCTCCAGATGACAATCAGGATGACAGTTGACTTTTATCTCTAAATATCTTACACTGAATATAACATTAGAATCAATATGGCTACAACAACAGCATCTTTGAACTCAGAACCATCAGGAGCACCAGGCACACCAAAAGTGACTCCAAAAGTTGCAAAGAAAAAAACTACAATTACAGCAAATACTAAACTACCTGCTAATCCTTTTTTGTTTGAAATATTAGAACTGGCTAATAAACAAAGGACAATTGGTAAAAGAGTTGAGGTGCTACAAGAGTATAGACATGAAGCATTAGTATCAATATTAATTTGGAATTTTGATGAAGCTGCTATCTCATTGTTACCAGAGGGAGTTGTTCCTTATGAAAGAAATGAAGTGCCTGTAGGAACAGATCATACATCATTGAG